TCATAAGCTTGAACTCTCACTCTACTCCAACGATGAAACGATGGCCGAGGATAATGGGCAATATATTCGTGCTCTCATCCATTTGTTTACGCCGGGAGCGGAAGAAGAGGTCGAAGATGTCTTGGGCATTTATGGGGAACCCCATAGAGAGGCACAGCTAACAGAAAATGTTACGCGTGCGACATTTGGGAATGTATGTTACACCTACACAAGCGGACGTAATTTCGTTGTAACTCCATACGATGAAGAGTTATACAATTCCGTCCGCGAAACACCGCCTTCTGTTATACGTCCCGAATAGTGCCATTAAATAGAGCCGGGGCCACGGCCCCGGTTTCTTAAATCGCCAGAAATCGAACATTTGTATCATGCAAGGAGTGAACGCCATGAAAATCACCGTGATGCAGGTCAACAATGAACTCGCCAGCACCGGCGTCTCCGTCTATGTGGACGGACAGCTCCTGGGCAGTATCGGCCCCGGTGGCAGCGTCTCTGCGTCTCTGGAGGCCCCTTCTTGCCTCGTTCGGGTGGAGTGCGGTGTCTACAGCCGGGAGCTCATTTGGGGGCAGGACAGCGCCCTGCAAGTCTCCTGGAGCCTAAATCCGCCCGAGATGATTGTCAGCCACACCAAAAAATAAGGGGGCCTACTCATGCGACGTGCAAACGGCACCGGCTCCATTGTAAAGCTCTCAGGCAACCGCCGGCGCCCCTATCTTGTGAAGATCTCCGCCAGGGATAAAGACGGCTATGTGCGCCAGGTGGCGCTGAGCTACCACGCCAAGCTCCAGGAGGCCCAGGAGGCGCTGGAGGAATATAACC